GCACCGATGCCGGGGCCGACGCCAAGGACAACATCATCGGTTTGCTGCGCGTGCTTCAGCGCTACGGCCCCAGAGCGATCTTTGCTTCGTCATCGATGGTGAATTATCCGGTCACGCCATATGCGATCTCAAAGCTCGCCGGAGAGCATTACGCGCGATTCTATGGGGCTTCCGTGGTGAGGTTCTGCAATGTGTTCGGCGCGGGCGGGCATAGTCTGATTGATCGGTTCAGCGAGGCGGAACATCTGACGATCTACGGCGACGGCCAGCAGAACCGGACGTTTGCCCATGTCGACTCTGCCGTCGATCTTCTGATCGAAGCCATGGCCGGTCCAGCGCGGACGCTTGTGCTGCGCGGCTCGAACCATACCGTGATCGAGGTCGCGGACTGGAATCCACACAAGCCGCGGGTGTTCCTGCCGGCGAAGCCGCTCGACGTTCTCGACGGCGTTCAGCGGTAACGGCTCTCCCGATGCCCTGGGTCCGCTTCACGGCGCGGTTCGATTTCGAGGTCAAGCCCCGGGTGTGGATCAAATACAAGGCCGGATCGGTGCTGCTGGTGAAGCATCGCTGTTTCGATGAAGCGGTGAAGGCGGGGAAGGCCATCGCGGTCGAGCGGCGGCGGAAGGTCGGCGATGGCGCAGAGCTTGATCCTGCAGGCCGGTGACCTTCGCTCAAGGGTCGGCTTCTACAAGCGGGTGGAGCAGGGCGACGCCTATGGCAATGCCGAGGGCAGCTATGCCGCGACGGCGGAGTTCATCTGCGCAGCAAATATCCTGCCGCGACTGGGCGGCGAGAGCGTCATCGCGGCGCGGCTGACCGGAACGAACCTCGTCAACGTGACGGTGCGGCAGTCGTCGCGCACGCGATTGGTCGATGTCGCGTGGATGCTCAAGGATGAGCGCTCCAGCGTTGCCTACAACATCCGCTCGATCATCGATCCGGACGAGGGCACAGCGCAGCATGGGCGCTTCTTCGAGATGCTCTGCGAGAAGGGCGCCGTCGTCGGCGACCAGGAGGATGCCGATCCGATGCCGCTGACCTGGCCCGCCAAGGATCCCGACGAAGTTCTCGATTACGAGATCGACTGGACCGCGCGGCTCGCGGGCGACACCATCACAAGCTCGGCATGGACCGCGCCCGATGGCATCATCAAGACCGACGAATCCAACACCACGACGACGGCGACGATCTGGCTGTCGGGCGGCACCGATGGCGAAACCTACTCCATCCTCAATCGCGTGGTGACGGCCGGCGGCCGGACCATGGATCAGACCGTGACGATCAAGATCGTCGAGAAGTAGAGAAAACTGAAACTCCGGAGCACCTTCCCATGCAAGTCGGAATCCTGACCACCAACGACGGGCTGCACTCGGCCGACAAGTGGGCGCTGACCACGACCGGGCAGATCATGCAGGCCGTGTTCAGTACCGCTGCCGCAGAGACCATAGGCGCTCGCAAGTTCGAGCTTGAGCTGCTCGACATTCTCGCGCCGCATTACGACAAGGTGCAAAAGCACGAGCGCGGCAAGATCGAAGAGCATGGCATGGAGAGGCTGTCGCAGCCGGTCGATCCGCGCGAGCATTGCGATGCCGTTGTCGCGGACATCGTTTCCGCGGCCGTCAAGATCGGCGTCGTGGCGGTGCCGGATTTGGAAAAGCCGCCGATCCACGCCGAAGACGGAAAGCCGGTTTATCACATGAAGGATGTCGATCTCGGCGAGCATTTAGGGCGGCCGGAAGCCAGAGCGGCGCTGGCCGGAATGGTAGGTGCTCATTTCGCCTCGGCGATGGACATCGAGCGGAGCTGGCACGCGGATCGGAACGCCGACCATCCCGAGGCCAGGGCCTACCGCAAGGCGCGGACCGAGCACGGCGCGGCGCATGTCCATGCCCATATCCATAGGTATCGCGAGGACCACAAGGTGGCCTAGCGCGCGCCTTCCCCGCTTCGGCTTCCCCTTCCTTTTCACCGCGTCAAAGTTTTCAGCACCGCGCGCCCTTCGGCGTGAACGGAGACCCCCGCCATGGCCACCACCGCCGTCTGCACCTCGGCAAAACAGGAATTGCTGCAAAGCGCAGCTTGCTTCAACGCGGCGATCTCCTACACCGCGAGCGGTGTGAACGGTGCCTTCACGCTCACCGGCCTGTCGTCGACCGCCGGGATCACCGTCGGCATGGCAGCGAGCGGCTCGAACGTCGCAGCCGGCGCCGTGGTCGCCTCGATCGATTCGGCCTCGCAGGTGACGCTGTCGAAGGCGCACACCAACACCATCACGACGCAGAGCATCACGTTCACGGCGGACATGTTCAAGCTCGCCCTGGTGAAAGTCTCCCCGGGCCGCACCTTCGACGGCACCCAGACCAACATCGGCACGCCGGGCACCGGGTCGCCGACCGCCACCAACCTCGGCACCGACGAGGTGGCGGCCACGGGCGGCTACACGTCTGGCGGTCTGGCATTGACCAACGTCACGCCGACCACGTCGAGCACCACGGCGCTGACCGATTTCACGCCCGATCCCTCGATCACCTCGGCCACGGTCTCGACCACGGCAGGCATCATCTACAACAACTCGGTGCGGCTCGGTCACGCCAACGGCATCGCCGCGAACGCCTCTGGTTCGGCGATCGGCCGCACCGTGTCGGTGCACGATTTCGGCGGCACGCAGACCGTCACGGCGGGCACCATCACCTTCGTGTTCCCGACCCCGGATGCGAGCAACGCAATCCTGCGGGTGGCGTAAGGCTTTTGAGGGCGGCGATGCCGTTCATCATCGCGCAGGAGACGCTTGCGGACGGCTTGCGGATCACGGTCAGCGGCAACAATCCGCCGACCGTGTTCACCGTCACCAGCGCCGATGAGCCCGCCAACATCAAGTCCGGCACAGCGGCTGCCTGCGAGACGTGGCTGAACAATCTCCTGGCGACGCAACTGGCGGGGCGGGATTTCAGTGCACTGACGCATGTGCACTCCGTCGTGCCGCTCGTGGTCGATCTCATCACTTTACCGCTCGGCGTAACCACTTGGCCTGCACGTGGCTAGAAAGTTCATTTGCGGGTTTGAAACCGGCGATTTCTCCGAATGCGGCGGATCGGCGGCGGGCACCAGCGCGGTGCAGGGCACCACGGTTCGCTCTGGTGCCTATGCGGCTAAATTCAGCTCGGGCGCGAACGGCTATCGGGAGAGCAAGACAGGTTTTAATCTAGCGACGGCATTTGCTAGATTTTATGTCTGCATTTCTGCAAACCCGACAGCGAAGGTCGATTTTTTCGGCTTCGACGACTCGGCCGATGTCAAATTTATAACCAAGCTCAAGCTCACGACCTCGGGCACCATCGAGACGCTCAACGGCAGCACCGGCTCCGATGTGTCGCTTGGCACCGGGACGGCGGTTCTCACCACCGGCCTCGGCAACTGGAATCTGATCGAGGTCAAAACCGTCGTTTCGGCAGGCTCCGGCATCGTCGAGGTCAAGGTCAACGGCGTCACCGATCAGACATACACGGGACTGACCAACAACGCAGCGGGGAATATCGACCGTATCCAATGGGGGCCGAGCGGCGGCAACCCCGGCATTGACGAGTATTACGACGATATCTCGGTCGATGACACGGCCTATTGCGGCGACGGCAAGATCATCGCGCGCCAGCCGAAGACCGGCGGCACGCCGACCTATGACCAGTACACCAAGTCGAGCGGCACCGACGGCGGCGCGCTTTGGGATAACACGCCATTCACCACCACGGATTTCTGTTCTGATGCCACGAACGCGCATGCGCAGACCGGCGTCATCTCATTGTTCTCGGCGACGCAGACCGGCCACGGCACCGATATTGTCGGTTCAAGCGACACCGTCAACGCCGTCAAGGTCGCGCAGGTCGCCAAGACCAGCGCCACCACATCGAGCGGTGCGCTCGCCAGCATCCGCCGCCGCGTCAATGGCACAGATACCGATACCTCGATCAGCCTAACCACGGCGGACGCCTATTACGAGACCGCGATCTTCACCACGACGGCCGCCAATCTCGATCTGTTGGAAGCCGGCGCGGTGCACGGCAACTCGACCCGCACGCATACGATCGAAGACGTCTGGGTCATCGTCGAATACACGCCGGTCTCCGGGGTCAACGTCTCGCTGACCGGAAACTCGATCACGATCAGTGCCGGCACGCTCGCCGCGCTGAACGCGATCAGCCAGCCGAATCTCACCGGCAACGCCATGACCATGGCGGCCGGGACGATCACGGCCAGTGCCGGCGCTCCGCTGACCGGGGCAAGCATAACGTTCTCGCCAGGGGCGCTGACTCCGTCCCTGGCCAAGACCCTGACGGGCGTATCGGCCACGGCGTCGGCTGGAAGCCTTTTCGAGTCGATCGCGGTTTCGCTGACCGGGGCTTCGGTTGCGGCCTCCGCCGGCGGGATGGCTGCCTTGATCGGCGTCCCGTTGCCTGGTGCATCGGTCACCGCTTCGGCGGGCTTGGTTACCGCGTCGATCGCCAAGACGTTGACGGGCGCGGGTGTCGCGGCCTCGCCGGGTGCGATGGCAGTCAGTCTGGCGGCGGTGTTATCCGGCGCCGCCGTTACGACCTCGCCTGGATCGATTGCGGCGGCGCTGTTAAAGACGCTCACCGGCGCCGCCGTCACTGCGTCCACAAACGCCCTGTCCGACAGTCTCGCCGGCGCGCTTTCGGGTGCTTCGGTCACGGCATCGCCCGGCGCGCTCGCCGCGGCGATCAGTCTGACACTCACCGGCGCGCAGGCACAGGCCCAGGCTGGCGCCATCGCGGCGCTGATCAGCAAAGGATTGACGGGCGCTGCGGTTACGGCTTCGGCGGGGTCGATCGGGATTGCCGAGAGTGCAATCCTGCCGGGCGCCTCCGTCACGGCGTCACCCGGCACCATGGTGGTCGATGCCGCAGGCTCGACCAATGTCGCGGTGCCTGGCGCATCGGTTGCAGCCTCGGCGGGATTGATCAGGGCGGCGACGAGCGCCGCGCTGTCGGGCGCTGCGGTTACGGCCAATGCAGGCACGCTCGCCGCGTCGCTGCTGAAAACCCTGACCGGCGGCGCTGCGGTTACGGTTTCGCCGGGTGTGCTCGGGACACAATCCAGCCCCCAGCTCGCGGGAGCGAGTATTGCGGCATCGGCAGGTTCGCTGCAGGTCGCCGCGGCATTCACGCTCACCGGCGATGCGGTCGTCGTTACCCCCGGCGCGATGTTTGTGCGGGCCTCGTCGCTGCTGTCGGGCGAGAGCGTCACGGCCTCGGCCGGAGCGCTGTCGCGGTTCGATCTTGGCGTGATCGGCGGCGCTGAATGCATTGCCACGCCTGGCGAGTTCGCCAAGCTCACCGCGGCGGGCCTGATCGGGGCGGCAGCGCAGGCGCAGGCCGGCCTTCTGTTCTCCCGCATCGGTCTGCCGAGTCCGATCAGCGCCGATCGGATCGCCTATGCAATTGGATCAAGAATCGCGACACCGCCCAAAGAAGACCGCATCGCGGCTGCTGCTGCAGCGGAGCGGACGGCGCCGCCGGCGGCGGCAGAAGACCGCATCGCGGTGACAAGGCCGGAGCGGCGGACCAGGCTCGCTTGATCGGGGTTGCATCTCAGATGAGCGATCCTTCGTTACCCCTTCAAGCCGCGCTGATTGCCAGGTTGCTGGCCGACACCGCCGTGAAGGCGCTGGTCTCCAAGCGAATCTATGACGAGGTGCCGGACGACAAGAAGCGCATCGCCGACACCGGCAAGGCGTTTCCATACGTGTCGCTCGGCGACATGCAGGTTCTTCCGGACAAGGCCGACTGCATCGACGGAACGGAAGTGTTCGTGCAGATCGACGCATGGTCGCGGGCCCAGGGCTATCCGGAGGTCAAGCACATCGGCGCAGCCATCGTCGCCGCCCTGGACGACCAGCCGCTGACGGTGACGGGCTACACCGCTGTGGTGTTCGAGATTCAGAACATCCAGTATCTCCGCGATCCGGACGGATTAACGAGACATGCCGCGCTGAGCTTCCGCGCGCTGATCGACAAGGCTTAAAGCGCAAACGCTCTTCACCCCAGTCCCGCGTTCCCCCGCACCTTGGCCGCAAGCCGTGGCGCAATTTCGCAATGGAGAAATGAAATGGCCCAGCCAACCGTGCTCGCTGGAACGAAACTCTTGATCCTGGTCGGTGATGGCAACTCGCCTGAGACCTTCGCCGAGCCGTGCGGCCTGACGACGAAGAGCTTCAACCTCAAGGCCTCGACCAACACGACGTTGATTCCGGACTGCGCCGATCCGGAGTTGCCCGCTTGGGAATCGAAAGACGTCAACGCTTTGTCGGCCGACGTGTCAGGCGCCGGCGTGATGGCCGTTGAGAGCTTCGACACATGGAACGACTGGTTCACGTCGGCCGTGTCGCGGCACTGCCAGATCAAGCTCGATAGCGCCGCCCTCGGCCACTGGGAGGGATCGTTTATCTTGACCGATCTGAAGCACGGCGGCGTTCGCGGCCAGAAGGTCACGGTCGACGTGACCCTGGC